AGTTTGACTTTTATGGGTATAGGCATGTTTTGGAAAACTATTCTTTACACTTAGGGCGTGACGTGCCCCGATTTTATTAAGGATTTGATCGAGTGTTGTATTCTCGTATGATGTCGTCCGCTTCTCTTTTATGTCAGTTCCAAAATCAACCGGTGTTGCTGTGATTTCAACCTCCATTGTTTCGTATTCTAATCGTGATTTTAATACGCTAAATGATCCGATGTACCAAAGATTATCCGTGTATCCTAACCATATCTTGAGCGTGTCTTTAAACGATGGAGGTGTAAAGTTTTCACCATGAAACTTGATCGTAAACCCATCGGCCTCATTATCGATATCGTCGGTGTACTCAATACTTATCAGATGCTTTCGTAAATCATCTGTAGCATCTTTGCCGTTTGCCACGATACGAAAGTCAGGATGCCTTACCATAGACTTACACCCGCCTCAATAGGATCGCTGAGAGTAATATCCGGCAGATACACTTTATCTCCATTGTCGAGGATAGGTTTGCCCATTAGGTGGGCATTGCTCATCATTACCTCATTCATGACATCGAGTGTCCCGTAATACTGATAGATGATCTGATCTAGGCGGTCTCCTGATGTGGCTATTGTTTGCTTCATTCTCCAACCCTTTTTAAATCAATACTAAACTCTACCATTACCGATTTACCATCTTCGAGAAACACCGATCGATCTTCGCTAATCTTTGTGATCTTGAAATCACCGAGGATATCGCCGTATCCCATGACGAAAGGGACAGCCTCTTTTTTCTTTGCGATAATTTCCAAATCAGCCAAAGGTCGAAGCCCTCCTCGAATCGTCGTTATGCTTCCACTGATACTGATCTCCTCGTTGTCTTTCCCTACGCTTTGGGAACCCTCATAATCCTGAGCCTTTTGTATCTCCGCAAAAGTGAAATTCAGAGTACGGGTAAGGTGGTCGAAATCTCTGGTAGATAGGTTAAACGCGAAATCACTGATCAATGCCATAGTGCTCATGAGTAGCTCCGATCTTTTTTATCGTTTTGAATATCTCTCATAGCTTTTCGGACTTCATCCCTAATCTGTTTTTGAGTTGCGGAAGCTTCCTCTTTATTTTTAAAGCTTGGATTATGAATATTTACAGTTACAACATTTGATGTACTTGGTTTTGACGGTATTTGTGCGATCCGTTGTTTCATATCTGTTTGGCTAGGAGTTGATTGTTTTGTCTGTATGATGCTTGCACTACTTGATGGAACATTGGTGCCCAATCTCCGCATAGCAGGTACGGTAGCTGGACGTAATGCTTTTACTTGTACAGTGTCATCGGAACCAAATAGACCCTTAACCTTGGATATAACCGATCCAACTGTCTGTATCTTTTTATCAAACCATCCAAATAGATTATTAAACCACTTTGCGATTGAGTTGATCATATCTGCAAAAAATGATTTAATGGGAGCCCAATTTTTATAGATTAGATACGCTCCTGCAGCGATAGCTGTTATTGCTAAGCCGATTGGGTTCATAAGAAATGCTCTACCAACCCAAAGGATCGCACGTCCGGCAAACAGCATAGACCCACCTAGTAATCGCAATGCCCCCGAAAAGATTCGAGTTCCTATCGTATTCTTTAATAGCCCACTGCGAAATGAAAGCCCTAAAAAGTTAAAAATCAACTTCGCAATGGTTGCTGTTTTAAGGGCTAATGCAATCCCAAAAACACCGATAATAACCCCTCCGATGGCAGATGATATTTGTGGAAATCTATCAATCAATAGCACAAGTTTATCCGCCATCCACCCGATGGCATTAGTAGCTAAATCAACAGCAGGGGCAAAAACTTTACCTATTCTTCCGCTTAGCAACGATAGATTATTTCCCATAATTTCAATGCCACGCCCGCGTTGCATCGACATTGCCATTTTGTCGATCAGCTCTGTCCCTTTTTGCATTTCAGCGTTTATCTCTTTTTGCCCGTCAAGCCCTTTTTTATTCGCGAGCATAACCTTGAGAAACTTTACCGCCTCGTCTGAGCCAAACGCTTTTTTTAGCGTATCACTATCAGCCACTTTCGATAGATCACCATATTTGCCTTCGATTTTTTCGAGAATATCGGTAATCGGTAACATCTTTCCGCTTGAATCAACGAACTTGAGTCCTAAATCCTTTTGTGCTTCACCAACTCCGACCAACATTGATTTATATCCGGTACTCGCCTCGGACGCTGATCCATATGCGGATTTAGCCGTACCAATAATTGCCAATTGTTCTTGCATAGGTACTTTCAATGATGTTGCGGTTGAACCCAAGTTGCTTAGTCCAAGGGCTAAATCATCCCCCGTTGTCTTGTAAAGCTGTACTGTTTTTCCGATACCTGCGGTAAATTTATAGAGAAACTCTTGATCATCTTTAAACTGAGATCGAAAAACCCCATATCCCAATGTAACCATGTTCACAGCTGATGGCATAGACCCTTTTGTAGCGGATGCTAGAGTGGTAGTTACCCTTTGATATTCTGCGAGCATCTCATCATTAAGAGATGAAATACCTGATTTTAAATCGTATGATGATTCTAATATTTGGTCAACGTTGAATTCACCGTATTTTTTACTACTATTTTCGGCAGTTTTTTGAAGCAGTGAGATGCCTTGTTCACTGGAACCAAGAGATGCGATCTGTCCTTTGCGTTGCTCTACTTGATTGAATGTCCCAACAGGCTGTGCCAATGCATAACTAGAGGCTCCAAGAGCAATAGCATCTGCTTTTTGTGAAGCGATAGCATCTTTACTGTCTTCAAGCTTTAGTTTGATGCGTGCCTCGAGCTTTAATTTTGCAATCTCACGATTGACTTTTTTAATTTGAGCGATAGCTTCATCGCCCATTCCCGAAGCTTTAAGCTTTACTTTTATTTTATTCAAATCCGCTATTTTTGATCCGAGCTGTGCTATACTTTTTTTAGAAGTATCAAACGAGGATTTAAACGATGATGAGAGAGCCGCACCGATTACAATACCGAGACTTAATTCACCCGTTGCCATTGTTTATATCCTCCTTTGTGGCTACTTTATACTCGAACTATTTATGGGCACAAAGCCCATCGTGGAATATTTATTTTGCGGTACCGTTTAGTATCTTTTTTTTTATTCCGCTTTATTTTCTACTGTTTAGAAAAATCTTCGGCATGTTTTATAAGTTCTAAAAAATCCCTACAACTCATTGACAAACAATCATTAAAACCTTGGTGAAGCACTTTGCCAAGGATTGCTATCCCGATTAGTGCCTCTTCCCACTCTATTACAAAAAAGAGGTTAAACCTTCTTGTAATTTACGATAATCGGCTAAACTTAGCTCTTCTACTTCCTGATCTGTCATCATGGTTAAATTAGCGATAAGCTTAAGCTCTTTTTCTTCTTCATCTTTAATGTGTGACAAAAGTTTTACGTCTTTAACCTTCGGCTCACGCATAACAACTTTTTTATCACCTGATAAAATAATATCTTTTCCCACGTGTTCTCCCTACTGAATATGAGCGCGAAGCTCAGCATACAAATCAACACCGTCGATTACGCAGATCATGTTGTCAACATCGATGTCGATCTTCTTTTGTCCGTTGATCTCAAAACTGTAGGCAGTTACCGAAATCTCCATGTTCATCTCGACCTCTTTGCCCGATTCAGGGAATGGGTTTTCGATCACTTTCACTTTACCTTTGATCGTAGCGAGGATCGGGGTTTTAACATCACCCTGAACTGTTGAACCTTTGTTGAAGATCGTCGTTCCGCTTCCGAAAACTTTGTTCGCCGCACTGAACGCTTCTCCGTTGTATTCATTAAGCGTGATCTTCGCACTCATCGCTTTGATCAGCGGGATTACCTCTTCAACAGCCATCGCACCTCCGCGCTCTGATGTTAAAAACTCGATCTTTGGAAGTTCCACACTCTTAGAAATACCTAGATTACCGATACCGTCCACGAGGATATTCATATCCCGTAGAATTTGACGTGCTTTTGGTGCCATTATTTACCCCTTAACCGTTGATGATGTTGAGCAATACGTCGCTGTAGTTATCTACATAGACCAGCTCGATATTGAGTTCGCGAATCGTCGGCATATCCTGAACCTCGACTGTTAGAAAAAACTGCCCGTTTGTGACGGTTGTTTTTGTGTTCTTCTCAGTATCGAAATACGCCTCGAATCCGAGAACTACACCCGCACCTTTTAGACCGCGCATAAACTCCTCGACCGACTGTTTGACGTAGAGCAATTCATCCGCTTGACGATCACGTGCCCATTTACTCGCTTCAATCATCGCGCGAAGCATTTTGTAGAATGAGCGAACACGGTTAAGCGGTGCCCAGATCGGATCGATATCGGTAGTTTCAAACCCATAGGTTCTCCAACCCACATCACGAACGATAGATGAGATCCCCGCATTACGTAATAGACGTGCCTCAGAGTCTTGACCATCCGCATAATCGACGATTCGATTTGTAGCACTCACCCCTTTTGCAACGCGGTTGGATGCAGATTCAGCCCATCCGAACGGGTTGGACGCATCCATCGCCGCGATCACACCGGCATAAACCGCTGATGGTGCCATA